AGCCGTTCAATAGCAGGGTCTTCCTTTTCCTTGCAGGATTTAACACCAACAATAATCATAATTAACACAACCGCTGCAACCGCTGCGATTAGTACCGTGCTTCTTAGCTTGTTTTCTTCCATCGTGTAATGTGTAAGTGTTTAGATAGTGGGCGAATTTTGTAGTAGACACCATCACCGGTGCGACTATCGCGCATGCCTTGGTCATTGGTGTTGCCTTCAATGGTGCGCACTGAATACTTAGTCACCTTATCCACGATGCCCGTGTGACCAATGTTCTTGTACCTTTTACCATTATCTTTATAACTCAAGGTCATTACAAGCACATCGGATTCATTAAATGATTGTACGAATTTACCATCCGTGAAAATGACATCATAGCGATTGTATGCGGTCGGTGCCCATCCGTTTATCTTGTGAGGTATGCCGCACTCATCGAGCATAGCCATAACGAAGAAGCTGCACCATGCGTAGCCGGGCTTCCAACCTTGTTGCTTCATTAGCACAAGAAGAGCCTTGTCATTAAAGCCCATGTTGTTGCCGCCCTTTTCTCTTACACCAACAAATGATGCAGCGGTTGCCCTTACGCAGTAACCGTCATCAGCATGTGTAAGATGTACAGGTAGGCAGCAAAGTAGAACGCATATAAAAGCAGGTATAACACAACCTTTTGCCATGTCGTTAGATAGGTGTTTATTTCATACTTGACTTCCTTGTTATATATCTCGCGTTGCAATGCCCGAAAATTGAATCTGATGCCCAAAAAAACCACGAAGTTGGCAAAGACCATGACGAGTGCAGCAAGCACGATATACTGGATGTATTCGGTGCTAATGATTGCATCGTTAAAATAGGCAACGGATATCGTGCCTGAAATCGCAAACACTAAGAAGGCAAGTGGTATCGACCACAAGCCATCCATCAACTGCAACTTGTAGCGCAGTGACTTTAACGTGTTACTTTTTTCCTGTGGTTGTTCCTTCTTGTTTGCCATTTGCTCGGAGTTTTAGTTGCAGCTCGCGCTCATATTTGCGCAAACGCTCGGTGTAATCTTGTTTCAAGGTCTTCTTATCACTCATGGTATACGATTAATGATGTTACGTGAGTAGGTAGGACGAAAAGATGTTGCCGTGTTGCCAGTGCTGAACTGGTAGTTTAGCGTGTTGGTCACATCCGTTCGTGGTGAACGCTCAGGCCAAGTGCTTGTGGAGTATTCAGGAAACAAACTTGAGTTAGCGCACAGGTAATCGACAAGCAGTGTCGTGTAATGCTCTGCGTTTTGCCTTGCACGATCTATCATATCCTTCATCACCACATCCGAAACAGGTATAGTGTCTTCGCTTTGACGCTGCACAAGCGTGCCGTTGTCCATGCGATAGCACAGGTTAGGTGTAACATCGACCATCACCCACCACAATAGGCACTTTTGAATGTAATCCTCAAGTAATACTTGATAGTTGCCCGCGATTGTGTTGTTAGCCACATCATCCTTAATCTTGTTCAGCAGATTAGTTCCCAAAAAGGGAAGCAGCCATTTATCCTGCGCCAAATAGACTGATGGATAAAGCAAGTTAGGGTCAACACTACCATTAACGGCTGTGTATTTCTTGATGTAGTTTTCGCTTATTAAAAGTACCTCTGCCATAGTTGTAATTATTATTTATTGAATCGCGGATTGTCAGGAAGAAATCCTTCGTAAGGCATATCGCGTGGTTCTTGTGCTACCTTCGGATTGTTACGCACCTTATACCCTGCTTTCTTCACTCGCGCATCCATTGCTTCGCGGATGTTTGGATTGGTTAAGTCCAAACCAAAACCTTTTGCACTGGCAAAGGTCATCTTCCGCCACACATGGCCACATGCCCCTCCGCCCTTCCAGAGCCACACCGAATATGTGTTAGCCCCTCGCGGTCCCCATCCCTCATTGACTATTTGCCTTGTCATTTGCATGATGTCTTCCTTGCGATAAAGCTTGTCGGCTGCTATCATCTTACGACAAAACTCACGTGAATTTTCTTTTATCTCACCGCTGTACTTATAGCGTGTGTAGAATTTCACATCGTCAATAGTTTTATCCTGTGTTGACTTTGCGTTGGGGCGTGCAGTGCCTGTGCTTGTCTTTGCAAAGTTGTGCGCCTCTATGCTTTCGTTGTCTGCATCGTCCGTGTCATAGTCAACATCGTACTCATCAATCAACACCCAATCTTCGTCTTGGTCTTCACCTAATGCAATCAATGCATCTGCTACTTTGTTATCGTCAAAGTCCGCAGCTACTTTTTTTTTTAACTCAATTCCTGATTGAACAACCTCAGTCGGTTGCAGCGAACCGCTAACCACATCGGCAAAGATTGCATCAATAGTTGTGGCAGGTAGCGTTGGGAATGCAGCTTGCACGATTGCCTTTGCGCTTGACACAGGCACAGCACCCGCAGCACTTTGCATCACGATGTCAACGAGTGAACTAATCTGCGCACCATTCAAGGCTGTGGCAGCAACATCCGCTGTTGCACCACCTGTGGTATCCACAACCACTTCTGCCTGCTCAATAGCAAGTGGGGTATTTGGAATTATTTCGAAAGTAACACCCGGCATTTGATTGCTTAGTAATTCTTCAAGGCTATAGTTGATTTTGTTTTGATACGGCTCAATCACCTGGTTGTTGAATATCTCCAATCCCGTTGCCATCTCATCTTTATTGCTACCAAATCCTGTGTTCTCGCGAATACCAAATAGAAGTGGTGTAGTAACGCGATGTGATGTGATAATCTTTTGCGTTGCCGTATCATTCATAAGTTGATACTGCTTGTCCGCATCATTTACAGGAAATGGTGTAATTTCAGTCTTTGGTTGATCGCGCTCGTTAAAGAACATGACCACCTTACCTGCGTTGCGTGCGCCACTCATCTTGTTCTCCCAATCCATCATCATCTGCTGCTTCTGCTCTGGCGTTGCCTGCCCGTTGTAGAAGTTGATGATAGTCGATGGGAAAAGACCGTTGCTTATTTGGTTGATATGGAAGATTGAAATCTGCTTGTCTAACTCGATGTAGTTAATCGCGCTCCAGTAGTCGGGGCGTGGGTACACATCCGAACCAGTGTAAGTGAAGCACCAATAGATTTGGCGTGGCTCTTGTTCGCGTGTCAAGTAGTTATACTTGGGAATGAACTCAGGCGTGTTGCGTTTCTTTCGTGTGTTCGACCAATCGTAGCTATGGAAGATTCCTATTTCGCTATCGTCATCCTGATTCACCGCAATGCGGCACTCTTCAAATGGAATTGCATTTAGCTTGCTAATCACCGTGCGGTCGTTGCTCCAAATCACTTCAATGTAGAAACCACCAAACAACTTCAAGTCATGCGCACAGGCATAGGTTAGGCTATCAATTTTAAGTGCATCAAGTTCTGCTTGGTATTGCTCCGACTGAATACCCTTCCCGGCTATCATGTCACCAATGGCAACAACCAAACTACCATGCACGGGTGATTCGTGCGCAAGGTCGCGCAGATATTGTGGAAAGTCGTTTTGGTCACCGTAGTTTACCCAACCTTTGCGGTCTACTTTTTCCGCATCCGACTTAGCAACGTATTCACTAAGCTTCAATGATACTATATTCGATTCGTTATGGTTCATAGATGATGTCATTTGGTATGGTTACTACAGGCACATCAAACCACGTTGTATTCTGATTCAATACAGCATATCCACGCTGGCACAAACCAATAACAAGACCACTTGTCGGGTCAGTATTGCTTGCAGAATTTTGTCCGTATACTTCATACCTGTATCTGCCTGCTAATGTAAGGCCAACCGTTGTAATTTCAAGTTCCGTTATGCGCACGTTCTCGTTAACAATGGTAGCAACCTGTGCAAGGTCATTGCCCGTGGTGCTATTCTCTTCGTGCGTTAAGATTAAAAGGTAGTTAGTGAATGGCGTGGCAAAGTATTGCCGTGCTTCGTCAAGTGATAAGAACACTTGTTGGTCTGGTGTATTTGTTTGAAGATAGATCATTGACTTTATTTGAAAAAGGGGCAAGTGTAAACCTGCCCCCTTTAATACAACAAGAACACAACGGAAAACAATCTTAGTAAGCAGGGCTTACCGTAATGCCAGCGAAGTTATCGAAAGGCACAGTAGTGAATGGCTCAAGGTGTACAGCAGGAGCAAGTTCTTCTGCAATTGTAGTCACTTGGTAACCCATCAAATCTGCCTTTTGCGCACCCGATTGAACAGTACCTGCAGTCAGCTGCGAGCCTTCGCCTGCACCAACCAACAAGATTTGGTCATCATTGGTACGAACAAACACAATCATCTTTGCTTTTGCTACGTTCAAGAATTCGTTGCGCATGTCTTGGTTCAACTTACCGAAAGTCCATCCAACTTCTTGAGAGAAAAACAATGTACCTGTTTC